CATATTTTACCCAATACCCATCTTCATCCGGAAACTCTTTTAACCATATCCACCAAGTGGCAGTACCAGAATCCCAACCTTTTTCATGGGGTGGAGTGCCACCATCTGAAACCCTTTTTATAACAAAATCTACTAAAGACATATCTGCGAGATCAACAAGGTTGCCATCATCCCTAAAAAGAAGAAACCTAAAAACATATGGGCATTCAGTCTTTGGATCAACAGGTGTAAAAATTGGGTTTGCTGAAGGGATAGAACCTCTGTTAACAGTAAAAGATGTCCATCCTTTCCCTTGTGTACTCGGTGGTGGTGGAGCGTTCCAAGCTATTTCATAAGCCTGCATTGATATAAGGCCAGAGCTATCGTCAGTAGCGACTGTAATATCTATCGTCACTGTATTTGTTCCAATGCCACCGGTTATCACAAAGCTTGTCCCGGGATCAACAAGATTAGGCCAAGTAAAAGCTATATCATAAATCGGATGGGTTCCGTGTATTTCGATAGTCTTCGTCAGACCGGTACAAAATCTATAGTCCGTATAAGCATAAAGAACCCATAAATCTGGTTCTGGTGATATGATATTATCTACATCAACCGGTTGTGGATCTGGCATCCACGGATGGTCTATATGCGGGTTATCAGGTATTAGTCCGGGGAGCCCTTCCCAAATTTCTTCCATCGATTCATAATCATCTGAAAGATAAGGCTTTTTCGCCTCAGACTGTTTTAAATACTGAAGGTATCTTCGGTCTATAGCGGTGAGATTACCGCTGTTAAACTCAGAGAACCCCGGCTGTTGATCTGTAATTGAATTCCAAAAAGCTCTGCCAGGAGTATATCGGATCATCTCCGGATAGGACTTATTTGTTCTATATGATTTTCTGGAATAATCTTTCATTATTGATTTAATTCGTATTCGATATCAAAATTGAGATCATAAAAATATAGGTCATGTGCATCACCAATTAAATCCGACCCAAGAGTAATAGATATACTCGTTTCCTGATACATACGTTCAAGTATTCTGTAACGCCTCATGATATCACCAGATTCTTCTCCCTGTAAAGGAAGATATTCAAGCTCTTTTGATATAAATTTTCCGTTCACTCTAATGTATTTTAGAAAGCTTCCTAAAAGTTCTGTGCGGGTTCTCAGTATGATTTCTCTCAAATTAAGAAGAAATCCAACATGATTTAATTCCATTGTCAAGGAAAGAGACACATCCCTATCGTAATCCACAAACCCTTTATTTAAAAGATGGACTCCACCTTCTTCTGTAGCTCCAATATGAATTATTGGAGTTTGCCCATCAGCTAAAATATTTGTCTCTGACTCACACTGAAGAGCACACGATAACCGTATCCCTTGACGTCCAAAGGTATCAAAAGACCATGTTCCGTCTTCAAGATCGAAAATTGGAAAAATATTAGGAGCCTCTGCAACTGGACCCGATACGAGCCCAAATCTTAAAACTCCCCTATCAACATCATGCTCAACCCACATTTTTTCTTCATATCCAATACGAATACAGTCATTTACAAAATCGTTATCAAAATAATTCTGTATATCCTGACTTACCATGGTAACTACCCGACCATCTGTCATAAAGATGCCATAATGACTGATCCAATAGGCCATTGTTTGAAACTTATCGTCATTCTTTGTAGTTGTAGTTGCTCCATCGATAACTACCGCTGATTGAGCATTGAATGTCCCGACTTGGCTGGACAGAACGAGCTTTCCAAATGTTGATGGGCTATATCCTTCAAATAGAGTTGTGCATCCACCGTCGCGTCCTTTTTCTATCTGCCATGCAATAATCTCATTGTGAAATTTTTTGATGCAGCATGTCCTATTCCTACGGCCATCCCCGGGCTCAAGAATAGCGAAGTCAAGACCATTAAGGACATTCGGGCGGCCATTAGCCGATACATAGATATCCCGGTCAAATATTGAATTGGTAAAAACACTCCTGTTCTTCCATACCGAATTACAAATACCAGATGTTCCGAACTCTTTACCCATATAGGTTTGCGGGAGATAAAGTGCTGATATTATTATATTATCAGCTGTCGTAGCATTCACTCCAATCTCATACCAATAGAGATATCCCTGCTGTCCGTTAAACTGTGTCTTGAATGCAGCATCATCTTTTTTCCAACTTATAAATCCAGACTTTTTGAATGCTAATGTCTGATCTTCTAACCCCACGACTGAGTTAAAAAAATCGCCATCACTTTTCTTCACAGTGATGACTGATGTTCCTGTCGTATTCGGAGTGTCACCGACATCTATATAAAATCCATAAGCAGGGTCAGCTGTCCCGATATAGAGCTTATCTAAATTTGTCATCAAACTGATATTTATTGTGCTTGCCGGGTATGTGTCATAAGTGTTTAAAGATTGATCATATAATTGAGCCTCGACAACATCAACCAAAATACCATCCCAAACATTATCCATTGGTCTCCAGCCACCAGAATAAGTTATCTGTAATGGTTTTATATCATTTATAGCCCATGGGAAAGAATTGTTTAAATCTATTTTATACCAATATCCACTTTGCCCAAACATATAAGTTGGGGCTTCATCTGTTGGATGGGTCCATTGCATATTCCCACTTTGCCCCCATGATTTTCCTGAAGCATATGTGCTATCAATAAAACCTGGGACCACGGCCCAATCACCAGCCGTATTGATATATCTAACCCTTAACGAATTTGACGGGTTACTACCGGTAGCCGGGGCATTGAGTATCCAGCTAAAAACATTTGCCGGCAGCGGTGTCATTATAAACATGGCCTCTGTCGCATTATAATCAATATAAGTTGTTGCAAATATTCCATTATTTTCGAGTACCAGATCAGTAAAATCTTTGCCGTTTTCTGGTATTCTGGTTGGCAATGTGAATGGATTTTCATACTTTATAAAAGCACCTATCTTTTGATTTTGGCCAGGATAGAGTTGATGCTGATCGACACCATTAGAAAAAACTAATACGTCTCGGTTGTCACTCCAACTTGCCGAAACTTGATCATTAGGGTTTCCTGACGTTGTAAATATCACACCCCCAAGATATCCGGTTGTCACTATGGGTGGATTATTTGAAAATTGTATTACTTTCCCCTCTACGGTCTGGGCATAAGTGTGGATCTCATGCCTTTCGCCTTTAGAGAATTGATAAAGGGTCATAATCCCAGGACCAGAGGAACCGGGTTCAAGCTCTGAATCGCTAAATAATGGGGTCATACCACCGCGTATCTGTATCCCGGGATGCCATTTTTTTACATTAACCATTTGAGACCATGAACCAAAAGGGAGAAGTGCCGGTGGTTTTACTGTTATAACCCCACCGTCAAATCCACCACCGCGGCCTTCACCGATCTTGATATCTCGTTGATTAAACTGATCCATTTAGAATACCCATGATCTTCCCCGAGATCCACCGAATGAGGGGATCTGTACCTTTAGATCCCGCCTGGTGAACCCGGTCGTTTTTTTGAGAGCTGCCTGTGATCTGCGATCAAGATATCTTCCCCAGAAATAGTCGCTAAGATCTCTGTTAAACCATTTTTCAGTGGTCATCCCGAGAATCCTGCCGGCCGCACCCCACGCGATCGCCTTCTTCCAGTCATCCCAAAACCACAATGGAACTTCCGCGGCGCTATCCTCTGGCTTAAGGACGGTTGTGACCAATAAACCATCTGTGCTCAACACTGTTGGAATAGGGAATAAATAGAGAACCTTAAAGGCGTCTACATAGAAATGTGTGGGGACTTCAGCCTCTAAAAAGCGCCAGTTCCCGGGGTAGGCCGACATGGGATTTGGGCCTGAATCATCCTTTACCCAGTCGGTAAATGGATAGAGTGGGCGGAATTGATCATCGTCCTGGCCGTTCTCTTTATACTGGACGCTCTCTATGATCTCAACTACCGAGTCACCATCGGTAGTTGGAATCACCAGGGTATAATCATTATCATTGGCGTTTACGGTAATACGAGGGAGTGCGAGGGTCCAAAGGTGGGTAAATTCACAGAAGTCTCGACAGACTTCTCTAACTTCATCATCAACTAAAGCATAATATTGTGCAGTCGAGACTCCTTTGACATATTTGTTAACCTCGGCTCTCCAGTCTAAAATATCTACTGAAGCCATGTTGGTTCACCTTGTTGTGGGTATTTACTCGGATAATCGGGCGTAAAGCTTATCGTGCCTGGCAAGCTCTGTCACCAGTGAAATGGCCTGATCATTCATGCTCTTCCGGTCCCCGGGGATCATATCCAGCTGATATTTCTCAAGGATATAGACTTCAAGATCGTTCTTTGTTTTGAACGCCTCGATCCTTTTGATCTCGTCAACCTTCATGGTTTCCTGGGTCTTAAAGGAAGGATGTTCTGCAGGCTTAACAATCTCGGCAACCGCTACGCTGGACGTAAGCTCGTTTTCGGTCAGATCGTCCTCTGTGTCATCGAATAAATCCCGGGTTGCAACCTTAATGATTGCTTCGCGCTCCGCCTTCTGGGTCTCAAGAACTTTCTTAGCTTCCTGGCCAGTAATCGGGCGCATATCTTTTCTGGCTGCCAGTGCCGGCGTCCATCGGTAAACACTTGCGGTCTGTCCTTCACGAATTTGCAATAAAAATTTAGGTAGTGCCATAATCTCCCCCTCATGGTGAAATAGGGGTTAATGTCCTATTGAAAGAACATTAACCCCTTTTAAGTGTTGTTAAGACACCTTTTTGGTATCTTAATTTTGTGCTGGCGGAACCAATTCGGCGGTTGCGTAAGCATTTTCACGATCCATCATTTGTGCGCCGAACATGTAAAATTCGAGCACAGCATCGTCAAGATCGTTCTCGCCACCTTCACCCAGTGAATCAACCATGAAAGTGATAACACTGTCATCGACTGCCAGGTAGCCATTCATCTGGGAAGACGCATAACTGGCATTCGCTCCGTTAAATGTTGGATAGACCAGGTTACTGACTGACGGGTCGAGAAAACCAAAGAAGGCAGGATCATCACCGACACCAACTGGGCTGAGAATAACACTTCCCTCAACACCAATCATATACAGGGAGCCAGCGGCAAAATCGGCCGGGTCTTTATTGATAATTGAAAAACCGGCCAGGAAGGTCATAAAACCAGCTTTGAGATTAAAAATCTGGAAAACATCAACCCCACCACCGACGATAGATCCTGGGATTGCATCCAGTCCGGTACTGGCGTTGACAAGCGCCTGGCGGCCGTTAAGAATATCGCTAAAGTTCATAATTTGGCGTTCAACGTGGAACCCGAATGCATCATAGGCATGTTGATTCCCTCGTCCTTTTAATGCGTAGATCATAATATTTCTCCTAAAATTGTATTTTCGAAAAAGTTTTGGTCAGGGGCATGAAGTCCTTTGTGGCCCACAGAGGCCCCCGACCAGGGGGGAGCTGTTAAACTGTGTGATTACGGGGAAACACCCTTGCGAACATACAGATCACACAGCGATTCGGGTTTCAGAACTTCGTAGCCATAAACATTCAGACCACGGACCAGGGTACCGAAGGTGGATTCTGCCCGAAGGCTTTCCATCTTGGTCATCTGGGCTGCAAAAGAGATGCCCGACTTGTGGCCGGCCATTGCGTGATAGGCCAGATAAGCGCCATCTGTCACGCTGGTTAACAGGTTGGACTCGTAGGTCGTAAACCTGTCGATCATCCCGATACGGCCGTTACGCATGATGCTGGTGCCGTCGCCGGCCAGGGAAGCATCCTTGAGATCCGACTTTAAAATCATGCCGGTCATCCAAGGCGGAAGTACCAACCACCGATCTTCCTCGGGTACATTCTGTTCGGTCAGGACCGTGGCAACATCAACGATGAACTCAAGCACGTTGGCTTTGGTCAAGACCACCGGAGATCCGGTTACACCCAGATTGAAAGACTGGGACGTTGCGCCGGCTGTAAGGCCCTTATTATCGGCGTCGGCGTCGGCGTAAACATCGGCCAAAAACTCCGTGTCAACGACGATCTTCATCTGATTGGAAGCATCCCGAGACCAGGAGTCCATCAGAGCGATATCGGTCTGGTGCTTATCGATATCGTCACAGATGAAGTTGAAATACTTGGCATGAGAGATTTCCAACTCGACGTTGGGGGACTCAGGCCGTTGGATTTGCAGGGACTGCCCTTTTGAGTAGTTCCTGATGACGATGTCCGGAACTGTCCGGATGATCACCTTATCACCGACGTCTTTGATCTCGCCTTCGTAATCGGTATTGGTGATCGCGGCAATTACGGTCGCGGCGTAAAACTTTACAAGCAGTTTTCCAGACCATATTTCCGGAATAAAAGTTCCCGAATATTGTGGGGTTCCAGGTGCGGCATTAATCATGATAATTCTCCTTAATTGGTTTGTGGTCAATCAAGGAGAAGAATGGTTAAGCCATTACTTTATTCGCCTTGATCGCCATTTGGTAACGAGCTGCTATGTCATCATATTGAGCCTGTGTGATTCGTTTTAAAACAAAATCAGTCGAGGCTTTGCTAAACTCTGTGGTCGTTGGGTAAATAACCTGTACCCCTGACGGTTGCATCTCATTTGTATTGCCAAGATCCGCACTGGGCATCACCTGGCCCGACAAATGATCGTTCTGAATCGTCGGCGTTGGCGCGGGAGCCGGTGCCGGCGTCGATCCCATGCCAGAGTCTAACTTGAACTGTTTAAAAATATTGATGACCTGTTGGGCGTTCATCTGATTTGCAGCATATTGTAAGATGTCGCGCCGGGAAGCCATCGAAATTGGGTCTATACCGTCTAACCAAGTATCAAATGCAGGCGATCTGTTTATATTCCGCCAGTCGGACAGCCCGGTTGTAAGATCATCAAAATACCTATCTTCCACCGTTTTATGGATGGTCGATTCAAGATTCTCTGTCCGTTTGGTCAAATCGGTTACTTGTGATCCACCCTGATTTTGAATGAGGGCGGCAAGCTTTTCGTTCTGTTCCAGTAAAGCGTTAAAACCTTGAGCCATACCAACGATTTCGCCACCGTATTCTTCGAAATTCGTCGGGTCTAAACGCTCGATCCCACTCTCCACCCTGGCCGGGGATTCTACGGCAGCTGCTTTGGATTGATTTTCCATTGCCTGCTGCATGTTTGCCATTACCAGCTCTAATGACCTTATCTGGGTCTGAAGTGCCGGTATCTCG